ACTGAATTGAATGATGAAACATTACAACAAGTTCAAGTAATTACTGATGCTATTCGTCAAGCAGAAAAAGATGCTGAACCATTACAAGAATTACCTTTGGCAGAAGCAGTGTATAGTGGTGATGTAGAAGATATAAATCCAGATTTAGGTTCTATTCCTCAATCTAAAGGAACACCTAAAATAAAAATGTTTGTTAATGGTTATTCAAGTAGTGATGCTATTAAATGGGCGAATGAAGCAAAACAATATTTAGATGATAGTGGTGTTCCAGAAGAACAAGTAAGTGGTGGATATTCTCAAGTTAGAACTGGAACTGGTGCTACAAAATGGGTTGTTGAAAATAATGATTTGTTATCTCAATATGCTAAACCTATGAAGACAACTACTTATGGAGATAAACGATATGGAGATGACTTTGAACCATTAGATATAGAAGAAAGAATATCAAGAAATGTTGGTTTAGAAGAAGTAGATGAAGAACCTTTTTTAATTAGACCAAATACAAGTGGTGCTAAAAAGGGAAAACGAGAAAGAAAAGCAACATTAACACCACCAGTAACACCTTCTCGCGAAGAAGAAGAAGATTTTCCTACAACAGAAGGAAAAGGTATGAAACCATTTAAAATGAAACGATTTGGAATAAGAGGTTGTGGTGTTGGAACTCAACTAAAAGTTGCGAATGGTGGTCTTCGTAAAGAAACAAGAGGAGAAATTATTAAATTAGACCAAATTGATTTTCAAAAAGCAGTTCCACAAGATAAAAAGTTTATTCCATTTGGTCGGTTTGTAATTAATAAAAATAGATTGGATAAAGGTGTATTGGCAATCAAACGACCAAGTGGTTCTGTTATTTCTCAGTTTCCATCTCAAAGAATTTCTCCTAAAGTTCAAAAGATACTAACAAATATGATTGGTGGTTCATTACATTCGTTTGAAGATTATAGTGACTTAGATGATGATGAAAGAGCATATCTACATAGACTGAGTGAGTTTTCTAATATTGATAGTAGATTACGATTACCAGCACCCAAGTTGAATAAAAACGAAGAAGACACTAATAGATTTGAGATATTGAAAGGTCAAATACTTGCTGGGAATGATAACGCTCAAATGGTAAAAGAGTTCAAATTATTAATATTGAAACTATCAAGAAATAAATTACTTCCAAGTGGTCAAACAAAAGACCTATTAATGACACTTGCTGAATTAGGTTATTAAACAGTTTTAGGATTATTTCCGCTTTTTCCCTTTTTCCCCTTTTTCAAAAGTATCTCTTAGAAATTTAAAAAGTATAAGGGAGTTTAAAAAAAGCGGAAAAACGGAAAAAAGGGAAAAAGTATGTATAGAATTAAAATTTTTTAGTTACATTGAATTTTATAATTAAAAATAAAAAATTGAAATTAATTTTAGGAATAAGATAATCTATATATATACTACAAGAATACAATATAATGAATATTACTACTACTACTATTGGTGTTGCTACTACTTCTATTGAAGATTATCAATTATGCGATATGGGAAACGAAACTCAAGAATTGTTTGATAAGATTATTAATCCACAATACTTTTATCCAGAATTAGTTTATTACGACTTGTTTGGAGAGATGCTACCTTGGATGAGACCAGATGAATATGAAGAAAGAAAAAAAGATGAAAATTGGTTAGTCCGTTTATATGGTGAGAGACCTAATGAACGCAATGGAATAATATTTGAAGGAAAGTATCTACGAACTAACAATGGAGAATTAGTTGGTTGGATATATTGGTCGTTGAATAAAAAGAACATTCATCTTAGATATATAGTGTTAGTTAAAGAATATCAAAAGAAAGGACTTGGTAAAAAATTAATGGAATGGTTTATACGAACTTGTATTGATAATGGTAAAAAAGATATATCAGTTGGTTTTAATTATTATGAAGATGGATTAAAAGAATTCTATGGTGGGTTTGGTTTTAGAAATAAAAACGGCACTTGTTCCAAACCAAATGGGTTTGGTAGTTTTACAACTTGGCATAGAAAAAGCAGAGCGACAAAAAGACTATATAATAAATTAAAAACTTTTAAAGACAATTAGCAAGAATTATTATCTAATCTTATATTATAAATATGTTTAATCCAAAAGTATTATATCCTAATGGTTTTTCAAAACAGACTGCTTCGGCATCACAACAACCACCTTTTTTTTTCGGTGGTTCTAATGTTCCAGTTAATTTAGGCATAAAAGTTGAACCAACAAAAACCTCTTTAGCAAAAAAAGTTAGTGTATATAAAAAATAAATTATATTATTAAAAATATTATCTCTCTTAATAATATAATGAGAACCCTTGTAATAAGTCAATCCAATTTAATTCCAGATGGTTTTAATAATAAATTCATATATAGATTTCCCAATAGTGTTTTTTTTAAAGATGACTATGTTGCTGTCAATTCTATTAATATGTATTATAGTTGGTTCAATATTACCGCAGAATTAGGTAATAATGTTTTTAGTTATATTTGGGGTGGAACTACCTATACAATTAACATTCCAGATGGGTTATATGAAGTATCACAACTTAACCAATTACTCCAATTTACTTTTATTTCTAATGGACACTATTTAACACTTAATGGTCAAAATGTTTATTTTGCTGAGATACTAACAAATACAACTCGTTACGCAGTCCAAATCAATACATATCTTATTCCAACAGTAGCACAATTTACTCTTGCTGCTGGTGTTTATACTGGAAATGTAGGAACACAATATGATGGAATGACAACAACTAATGCTGCCTTTTTCACTGCTACAAATCAAAATCCTCAAATTGTTCTTCCAGCGAATTTTAATCAATTACTTGGTTTTACTGCTGGATTTACAACTGACTTAAATAATAATAACGCATATGTTCCTCCAGTTGGTTCAAACTTTATTAGCAAAAATGGTGTGGGAACTATATCTTATATTTCAACCACCGCACCAAATATTCAACCCAATAGTTCTATTATTCTTTCTATGAGTAATATTGATAATGCTTATGCTAATCCGTCATCTTTAATTTATTCAGTTGTTGCGAATGTGGGTTTTGGCGAAATCATTAATGAACGCTCAACTAACTTTATATGGAATAAATTAATTGACGGCACATATAATAGTCTTCGTCTTGAATTTCTTGGAACAAATTTACAACCTATTCGTATTGCTGACCCAGCGATAACCATAACGCTTGCTATTAAAAATAAAAATGAAAATGTTTAAATATAAAATTGAAATGATTTAGAGACAATTATATACAATAATATACAATAAGAGACAATTATGATATATTATATTTATAAAATAGTTTGTAATGATGTTAGTATAACCGATTTCTATGTTGGTTCTACAAGTAATATTAGAAATAGAAAATGCGACCATAAATCAAATTGTAATAATGAAAATAGTAAAAAATATAATATAAAAATTTATCAAACCATAAGAGAGAATGGCGGATGGGATAATTGGAGAATGGTTGTTTTAGAAGAAATGGAAGAAGGAACAACATTACTACAATCTCGTATGAGAGAAGAGCATTATAGATTAGAATTACAAGCAAAATTAAATAGTATTTGTTGTGGAACTGGATTAACAAGAGAAGAATATATTAAAGAATATCGTCAAACTGACAAATATAAAGATTACCAAAAAGATTACCAAAAAGAATATCAACAAACTGACAAATATAAAGAATACCAAAAAGAATATCAACAAACTGAAAAACGAAAAGAATATATTAAAGAATATCACCTAACTGACAAATATAAAGAATACCATAAAGAATACCAAAAAGAATATGACAGAAAACGCCAACAAACTGAAAAACGAAAAGAATATAGAAGAAATTTATACCAAAAAAATAAAGAAGAAATCAACGAAAAACGAAGATTAAAATATTTAGCGAAAAAATAAATTAAAAATATATATACTTAATTATATAGAAATGAACCCAAACGATTTAGTAACCGAACAATATTTAAATAAAGTATATGAAAATTTGTCACAACATCAACAACATCTTATGTTATCATTAAAGAACTTGACTGCTGATGATATGAGTAAAGAGACTGACATTACCAAACAACTAACACTTATCAATACTATTAATGTTAATGTAATGAGGTTAAGGAATTTAAAAAGAAAGATTGAATTAAAAAATAATCTATAAATTTTTTTATTTGTATATATTATTAAATGCGACAATCAACAACTATTGTAAGAACTCCATTTAGTAATGTTTCTAAACGCAAGGCAATTCATACAAGAGGCAGAATGAGTGGTAAAGGTATTGGTGATGTGCTTTTAGATGGTGGTTTAGGTGGTCAATCATCTTATTCAAGTGTTAATGATTTTGTTGAAACAACAAATTGGAAACCATCTTCAAGAAGTAAATCAATTGGTGGTATGGGATTATCTAATAAGATTGGTAAAGTATTAGGTGAACTCAACATTCAAAAACCTTTAGACAGAAAAAAGAAAAATATCAAATTTTCTCTTTAAATATACCTTTAGAAAAGGTATAACCAAATTATAAAATATTTTGTAAATTTATCAATTCTACATTTAAATTTACAAAATTACAAATAAATTTAGCAATTCTATTTTATTTTTAGAAATCAACTTTTAAATATTTAGGGAATTTTACTTTACTGGAATTAAATTAATTAATTCAAATTGTCAAAATTTTTATCTTTGGAATATATATAATGTGTGATAAATTGGTTTACGACTTATCTACGGAAATTGAAGGTTCTCCTAATATTTTTGTTAAGAAAGATTGGATTAATATTTTAGATGATATGAATGGTAACTACGGTTCTAATCAATCAGTCATTTCTACTTCGCAATTATCTAACAGTAACAAGTATATGTCATATCGCGAAGCATATTTAGCAGTGCCTATGCTGCTTACTTTAGCAACAACTACTCCAGCAAGTAATTCTGCTTTTTTACCAGCAACTGCTGGAACATCTGCTGATTACGCTTTTGGTCTAAAAAATTGGTTTGGTTCAATAGTCCATAGTATCACTTGTGAGTATAACGGAGTTACCGTAATTCAACAGACACCTCTTATTAATATGTGGAATACCTTTAAGTTATTGACATCTCTTTCTTGGAATGATGTTTTAGTAAATTCTGCCTCTCTTGGTTTTTACCCAGATGATGCTTTGTCATTTTCATTTCAAGGTGCTGCTGCTCTTTCTGGTGTTGGAACTTGTAATAACACTAATTTTGTTACCGCAAATGATGGTATTGATGTTGATGGTGTTTTTAATGCTTTTAAATCAAGAAGTGGTAACAGAGGTTTTAGAGACCGTCAATCATATATTAACTACGATACTGCTGGTGTAAGTGGTAGTGGAACATATACTGATTTATTGACTGCTGCTTCTGCTGCTCAACTTTGGAAATCGTATGTTTCTCAAAAGAGAAACGGAGTTGACGCTGGTGCTGCCGGTGTTATTCAAATCTCAGTTCAAGCACAAATTATGTTGAAACATCTTCATTCATTTTTCGCTTCTATGCCTTTACTCAAAGGTGCTTTTTTGAAAATTACACTTAACTTGAATAACTGCTCTACTGCTGTTACTGTTGCTGCTGGTGTAATGGATTTGAATAGTGTTGCTAATTCGGTGGGAGGTATCAATCCTATTATGATTGCTTCAAGAATAGCAGATAATGGTGGAGTTTGTTTAGGAAACACAACTTATAGAGCAAATGTAAGTGTTGGTAATACTTGTTTGGATAGTGCTATTACATCTCTTGTTGGTGGAGTTGGTAGTGGTCAATTGTCAAGAAATGTCTTCTTGTATATTCCAGCATACACTTTCTCTCCTACTTTTGAAAGTGCTTATCTGTCTAATCCAGTTAAACAAATTTCATATACCGATGTGTATCAATACCAAATCACAAATATTCCCGCTGGTGGAACTATCAACTCTCTCTTGACTAATGGTATTGCTGGTCTTAAATCATCTCTTCTCATTCCATTTTATTCATCTGCTGTTGCTGGAACTGGATTGCCTCTTGGTGTTCCAGTTTATCAATCTCCTTTTGATTGTGCTGGAACTGGAACTACCTCTCCTCTTTGTCTTTTGACTAACTACAATGTGGTTGTGAGTGGACAAAATATGATTTACAACACTCAATCCAGAGCATTTGAAGATTTTATGAACCAATTGGTAGGACAAAATGCCGTTAATGGTAACTTGACTGATGGTCTCACTTCTGGTCTCATTTCTCAGCAATCTTACGAGATGAAATACTGCTACCATTATTGCGACATTTCTCGTATGTTGCCTATTGAGGAAAGTGTCCCCAAGGCGGTTCAAATTATCGGTCAAAACTTGTCTGCTAAGGCAATTGACCTCATTTGCTTCTTGGAATATGGTGTGAGTATCTCGGTGGATGTGTTAACCGGCAGTAGGGTCTAATTATCTATTTTGTTTTACTTTTCCTAAAAGTGGACTTAATTATCAAATAAATATAAATTATTAAAAATGAAATAATCTATATTTAGCAATTTTTTATCTTTGGTAATATTATATAATGGAATACAAGAAAATCCACGCGAAGATGTCTAAACCTCAAATGGCAAAGATGAAGAAAGGTGTTGCTGTCCGTATTAAACCAGCAATGGAAGGTGAAGGAGTTTGTTTAATTGTTAACCCAGCAAACTATTCTCAAATAACTCGCTCATTTAGCAGAAACAAAGGAAGTGAAATTAGATTAACTCCAGAAGAACTTGCTGTTAATGCGAGTGAAGGTTCTAAGATGGAAGGTTCTGGTCTCTACTCAAGAGTAAGAAAAACTGCTTCTGCTGTTGATAAGTCTTTAGACAAACAACTTGGACCATCTGTTAAGAAAGCATTAATTACTTCTGCTGTAACAAGTGTAGCACCAGAATTAGCACCAGTGTTAGTTGCTTCTCAAACTCCTATTGTAAGAAAAGCAGTTAAGAAAGTAGCAAAAAAAGTAGGTATGGGTATAAAACCAAGAATGCCTCCTATGAGTGATGATGTAGATATGAGTGGATATGGTATTTACGCTGCCGCACCTTCAAGAATGGGACGCGGATTAAAAGTTAATCCTAAATTGCGTCGTTCTTTAGTAGGTTTTGGTATGTGTGGAACAGCACCTACAAGAGTTGAGCATTCAAGATTTGTTAGTGTTTTACCTCCGGCATTACAGTCTCAACCTTATTCTGCTAACTTTGCTATGGCAAACCAACTTCCAGTTCAGTTTCAACAATATGCGAGAGGTGAAATGTCTGGTTCTGGACTTTATGCTGCTTATTAAATTCGCTATTTAGGAATATAAAAATTGAATAATTAATAAAGTTTATATATAAAAATTAAATTCTTTATTAATTATATAGAATGTTAACGGATACTCAAATGATTGAATTAAGTAGAAAAATGGATGTGCCTTTAGTGGGATGCTTTTTTAAAGATACCTTACCAAAGTTGGAATACAATAAATCATATGTAGTAAATCTACAAGATGAGTATAATGATGATGGAACATTAAACTCTGGTTCACATTGGACTTGCTTTCAAATCCAAAAATATCCTAATGGTGTTGTTGAAGGTTTGTATTTTGACCCAACTGGAGTAGCACCTCCTACTGATGTTATTAATAAATACAAACAACTAACAAAAAAAGAACATTTCCCATATAATACAAAGGATATTCAATCAGCATTGAATAATGCTTGTGGGTGGTATTGTCTTGCTTATTTACATTACATTAATGCTTTCAGTCACCGCTCTAAAAATCTATATGATGATACAGATACTTTTCTTTCTTTCTTTGATGATTTGAATAAATCAGCAGATTTTAAAAAGAATGAATATATTTTAAAACAATTTTTTCAACCAAAAGACCCAAAGTTAAGAAAAGAAATAGATGTATTTGGTGATGGTGTTCATAGAATAGTGGAAAATGATAATACAAGAATTGATTTAACAAAGGTTTAATTGAGTTTTAGGATTATTTCCGCTTTTTCCCTTTTTCCGCTATTTGAAAAGTATCTCTTAGAAATTCAAAAAGTAAAGGATAGTTTATAAAAAGGGGAAAAACGGAAAAAGGGAAAAAGTATATATAGAACCAAAAAAGAATGAATAAAATGAGTATTTAAATAATATTAAGGAATAATTATGAAATTTTTAATATTATCTTATTATATAATAAATGCCAAGATTTGAAAAAGGTAGTCAAGAAGCGAAAGATTGGGCAAAGAAAATGAAAGAAGCAAGAGAAGCAAAAAAAGGAGATGTAGAATATCAAAAGAAAGTAAGTGAAAGGAAACAAATAAAAAAGGAAGATATTATTTCAAAGAAAGCAGAAACTATTAGTAAAGAACCAAAAATTGATGTAGATGTTTTTGGAACTGACGAATTAATATTGCCAGAATACTTTGCTGTAGCAACAAAGAAAGGTTATAAATTAGTCAATCCATTAACTCAAGAAAGACATTTATCAACAAGAGGAGGTGTAACTCCATTCAAACTAACAAGAAAAGCAGTAGATGGAGCAATATATGTTGATAATCAAACAGACCCCATACCAATTAGTCTATTCGCAAAAAAAGATAGACCAAAGTTAGAAAAGATGATTGCTGATATTCAAAAAGAAAGTGATAAAGAACCAAAAGATAAACCAGCAATAAAAGATGTTAAGAATAAAATGAGAGGAAGACCAGAAAAATTACCAAAGAATATAGAATTTAACGCAAAACAAAAAGAACAAGAAGAGATGGTAATTATTCCTAAAAAAGCAAAAAAATCAAAGAAACCAAAGAAAAAAGCGAATTTAGTTATTGTAGAAGAACCACCAATAGTTGAAGAAATAAAAGTAACAAAAGCAAAGAAACCAAAGAAAAAAGTAAATTTAGTTATTGAAGAAGAAAAAGAAGAAGAAATATTTGTAACTCCTAAACCTAAAAAAGTAACATCACAAAAAAGACCAAGAGGAAGACCAAAAGGTGTTAGTAAATATACAAGCGAAGAAGAAAAAAAACAAGCATTGAATAAGTTGAAATATGAAAGTAACTTGAAAAAACGAAGAGAAAGAGAAACTCCACAACAAACACTTAGAAGACAAAAAAAAGAATTGAAGCAAGCACAAAAATTAGAAAAAATACAAGAAAAAAGTATTTTAGATGCTCCTCCATTTAGACCAAATCCAAAACCAAATTCAAATCCACAACAAATAAAAGAATTGGAACAAGCAAAAATATTAGAACAAAAAGCAAATATATTAGAACAAACAAAATTATTGGAACAAAGAAAGGCATTAGATAGAGCAAAAGCATTAGAAATAATACAATCAAGAAAAGAACCACAAAATATAGAATTAGCAATTGAAGAAAAAAAAGATATGGAAGGAGTAGGTTTAAAACCAAATGAAATAAAATCATTATTAGACGCATCTTATCAAGACAAACCATCTTCAAAGATAGGAGATTGGGAATTAGATGATAAACTTTCAACTCCAACAGCAGTAGTATATTATAATCCAATTACAGATGAAGCAGTAGTTGCCCATAGAGGAACTCAAGGTGTAACTGATTGGGGTAATAATATTGCTTATGCTTTGGGAGCATATGAACTAACACCAAGATATAGAGAAGGTAAAAAAGTCCAAGATGAAGCAGAGCGTAAATATGGTAAGAAGAATATTTCAACATTAGGTCACAGTCAAGGTGCTGTTCTTGCGAGAAAACTTGGTGCTGATACAAAAGAAATAATTAATGTTAATCCAGCATATACTGGTGAGATACCAGCAAAAAATGAATATAATATTCGCTCTTCAAATGATGTTGTTAGTAGTGCGTTTGCTCCAGTATCATCTGCTCGTAAAATATTATTTCCTAAATATTCAAAGAAAAGAGATATAAAGATAAAAGCGGAAACAATGAACCCATTAACGGAGCATTCATACGATATATTAGATAGATTAGACCAAAACAAAAGTATAGGTGTAGGTTCTGGATTGAAAACAAAAAAACCAAGATTTGCTAAGGGAAGTCAAGAAGCAAAAGATTATATGAAATCATTGAGAGATAAAAGATTGAAAAAATGATTTTTATTTAAAATAAAAAATTGAAATTAATTTATTATTTTAGGAAAACAATATAAAGATTTTTATATAAACAGTATATATAGAATATAATGTATCCTACTCCTAAAATCCTCCTCAATATTTCTTATTATCACTTACATAGAAAGGTAATTGACGAATTGAATGTTAATCCAGTCAAAGAAATCAAATGGTTTAATATTGTTCTTATAGAATTGAGACAAAAACTAAATAGTATGATGTATGAGTATGGAAAGCGTTTAAATTATCCAACTTATAAAGGAGAGATGTATTCATATAAATATGTTTTACCATCATACATAAAAGTTAAATGGTATTTTAAAAATGAATACGATACAAGTCCAGATTATCGGTTATTTGAAAATAGTTTTACGGACCATATTAAACACCCAATTGTATCTTATTTTATAAAAACTTGTATAAAAGATATATATGATTGGGATTATGATTATAGCGATATAACTATTCATAAAATTAAACAAATCTTAAAATATAAAATTAATTCAACTGAAACATATAACGAAAGAGTATATAAAAAATTAAATGAAAAATATAATAATATTAATGATATTCACTCAAGCATAAAAGACTATTTAATTAAGATAAGAATTAAAATAGGTTCTATGGATTTGAAAAAAACTCAAAGACATTATTACAGTCCACTTAACTTGAAATATTGGGATAAAACAACTTTAAAAACTTCAAATAAAGGATTAAAAGCAGATACAACTTATAGTTGGAGTGATGATTGTAGTAGAGGTGGTTGGAAATTTGGTGGTATATCTGCTGATGATTTAGAATTGATTTGTCACAAAAATGGTTTTAAATTTGAAAAAGAAACAAAAAATGGAAAAGTTACAAAAAAAGATAAAAAATATCAATACGGAGAATTTGCTAATTGGTATTTACATAAGTTAGAATAGATTTAGGAGAATGTAATGTAATGTAATTTAATTAATATTTTTTATTGAATGTAAAATATTAATTTGACCTAATTAAACTATTTATACTAACAAGTCATAAAATTTTTAGTTACCCTTGTTTAATTAGTAAAAAAGAAAAAATTGAATTACTTTTTGTTAGTTAGTAAAGAGTATATTACCTCTTAGAATAATACAGTTTAATTAATTAACAAATGGAACAAACTTTAGTGTCAACTCTTATTATTGATTTTAGCGAGATTATAAACAAGGAAAATAATTGCGAGAATGCTTGTTCTAATAAAGAAAACTGTTTTAATGTTGCGAGATGGTTTAAGTGTAAGCATTATCAGTGTCAAAGAACTACAATTATTCTAAACCGTTGTATTTATTGTCAAGAAAAAGAACGAATAAAATTCTTTCCTAAACGCTGTGGTCCTTGTGGTGCTATTATAGATGAAAAAAGACAAAATATTTGTAAGTTAAACTTATGTAAAGGTAATTATTGTTTCTATCAATTAGACGAGCAGTTAGACAAATATTATGTAGAATAGTTTAGGAAAATTTATATATATGTTATTTATTCTAAAACTATTTGTTAGTATAATGAAATTATTTAGGGTTATTATCCTTTTTTTTATTTATAAAGAATATGTATAGTATATGATATGGGAGTTCGCTATGAAGAAGATGACTATATTACAGATGATGATACCGAATATGATGATGACCTTTACGACGATTATACAGATGATAGCACAGATGAAGATACGGATTATGAAGACGATAATGAAAGAGAAGCAGTAATGAGATATAGAAGATTATTGGATATGGAATGGCAACTATTCTTATTCTTTATGAATAAAATGGAATGAGTTTAACTGAATATTAATAGTTTATACGAATTAATATAATAATTAATAGTTTATAATGCTTAATTATTATATAAAACCATATAAAGAGTTAATTAAAAATTTTTAATTACTTGTTTATACTCTTTTTTCACTATTTTATCTATATATTAATCTTAATTATTAAATAAATTCGTATAAATACTTAATTTTTAATTAAAACATATATATATTAGGAAAAATATAATATAAAGGATTTATATATAAGTATTTAATGACAACTATTTTAGAACAATCACAATCAACTGAGCGAACTGTAACTAACGATTTATCTTTTGGACTTTCAAACGAAGATATTATATTAGATAAGATACAACAGTATTTTTCTATATATACTAACATAACCAATACAAAAGAAAAATATAATAATCAATATTGTTTATGGGATTACGAGTGTGATGATTGCTC